GATGCTAAGCAGCGTTACCCTAACACAGCCCTCCTATTTGTACAATTTGATAGTCGGTTGTTTGGTGGTGGTGCAATCCCTAAAATCTCTGTCAAGACAAAAGGTAGGGTGGTAAGAGTTCCAGCCAACTACGACCCAGCAACTCGCACTTACTCTGGAGCTTGGGCTGGTGACTTCAAGTGGGCTTGGACAGATAATCCGGCTTGGGTATTCTTCGACATTGTAACTCAGGATCGTTTTGGTCTTGGCAGCCGTGTAACTGTAAACCAAGTAGACAAGTGGGCATTATATGAGGTTGCCCAGTATTGTGATGTTATGGTGGACGATGGTACAGGCAGTGGTGGTTTGCAACCTCGCCACACTTGCAATATTTATATTCAGTCTAAGGCCGATGCTTGGGAAGTTTTGAGAGATATTTGTTCAATCTTTAACGGTATGATGTACTGGAACGGAAACCAGTTTGTAGCTAAAGCTGATAAGCTTGAGCCTGTAGACGACATCCCTACATTCTCCCGTTCTAACGTGGTGGATGGTGAGTTCCAATACTCGTCTTCTGATGAGCGTACTATATTCACATCAGCACTCGTTAGTTACGATGAGCCAACAGATCACTATGAAACGCAAGTAGAAGCGGTTCGTGAAGACAGTCAAATCCTGCGGTGGGGTGGTGACAGACAAACTACAATGGCGGCTATTGGTTGTACATCTCGTGCTGAAGCTCAGAGAAAGGGAAAGTATACTCTAATAACAAACTTACTTAACCGAGGAGTAACTTTTAAGACTGGGTTGCAAGGTTTGAATGAGAACGTCGCACCGGGATCTATTATCGGTATTGCTGACCCATTGATTGCTGGAAAGCCGTTCACAGGTAGGCTTATTGCTTCAACACCTATGGTAGTTACTTTAGACAGATTAACAGAGGCTAAAGCTGGGGACTTATTATTCCTAACCTTGAAGGATGGATCACAACAGTCTCGTACTGTTAGTGCAGTATCTGGAAAGGTTATCACAGTAACAACAGCATACAGCGAACCTATACCAGCCAACTCTGTCTGGTATCTTGAGTCTGAGGATTTAAAGTCTCAATTATTTAAAGTGGTAAAGGTGACTTCTCCAGAAGAGAGTATATATGAGATTAACGCGGTAGAATACAACACTAGTAAGTATGCCGCTATTGATAATGGTGCTAGACTAGAACCAAGGCCAATCAGCAAGGTTCCACCAAGCGTCCAGCAACCGCCAGCTAGTGTGACTATTTCGGCTAACACCTTTACAGAACAAACAATGGCTGTAACTACAATGACAGTTTCCTACCCGCCTACAGACAATGCTGTTTTATATGAAGGTGAGTGGAGAATTGGACAAGGAGATTGGGTTACTCTTGGTACAACTGGAGCCACAGAGTTTACAGTAAGAGGTGTCTATTCAGGTAAATATCTTGCAAGAGTTAGGGCGATAAACGCTCTTGGTATTAAGAGTCTGTGGAGGCTATCAGAAACAACAGATATTCTAGGAAAGACGGGTCTACCTCCTGCACTAACAAGCTTTAATGTGACTCCTATTGTGTTTGGTATGAGGCTGAATTGGACGTTCCCAGATGGCGCAGAGGACTCAGCAAGAACGGAAATAATGTACAGCGTAACACCTAGCTTCGCTGACGCCATTAAGCTTGGAGACTTTGCCTACCCGCAACAGATTCATGAGATAAATGGTCTGGCTGCTGGGACGATTCGATACTTCTGGGCAAGACTTGTAGACAGAACTGGTAACGTTGGACCATACCTTCCACTAAGCTCTGTTAACGGTATTCTAGGTATGTCTTCAAATGATCCGCTAGAATATGAAGACTACTTCTTAGGTCAAATTACAGACAGTGCCCTTGGTCAAGAGCTTGCTACCGAGATCGGTAAGATACCCGGACTATCAAACTCCGTTGCTGATTTACAGGAACAGATTAAGAACATAACAGATGCTCTAGCCTATGACCCTGAAAAATCATATGTAACGGGGGAGATTGTTAGGCTTGGACAGAAGCTATATCAAGCAATTGCAAATGTGCCAGTTGGTGAAACTCCACCAAATCCTCTGTACTGGGCTGATGTTGGTACAATCCTTGAGACAGCAAATGCTCTAGCCACTAGAGTAGAGATAAACGAATCCAAGATTGAAGAGGTGGATGGTAAGGTATCCGCTGTAGCAAGTCAACTGAGTTCTCTTCAGGCTGGGTTCAGAAGAGATGACGATGAAGGACAGCTGATTGATGCTCTACGTGGATGGGATAGCCTGACAAGCTTCACAGAAGAAGTTAAGGTGAGGGCAGAAGAAAACCTTGCCACCACAGAACGTATCACAAACCTTAAATCTGAAGTGGACGATAACTCTGCAAACCTAACAACACTAGAGCAAACAGTTGCAACAGATAGAGAATCATTTGCTCAGAGTATTGAACGTCTACAAGTTGAAGCTGGTGAAACAAACGCTGCTGTAGAGGTTGTCAGTAAGGCAACTGCTGACCTTGAAGGCAAAGCTGAGGCTATGTGGGCTGTTAAACTTAACATTAACGCTCAGGGACAGTATGTGACAGCCGGTGTTGGTTTAGGTATAGAGAACGGGCCTGCTGGACTACAAAGTACATTCCTTGTACAAGCAGACAAGTTTGCTGTTGTTAATGGTGTGGATGCAAACCTAAGCGCTCCATTTGTTGTTCAAGGCGGACAAGTGTTTATCAAGGATGCTTTCATTGCAAACGGTAGTATTACGATGCTTAAGATTGGTGACAGCCTGCAATCTGACAATTATGTAGCTGGGAGTACCGGTTGGAGATTACTCAAATCTGGACTGTTTGAAATTAACGGAAGTGTGGCTGGTCAGGGAAGAATGTCAATGACAAATAGATCCCTTCGTGTTTATGACGCAAATGGAGTTAAGAGGGTCCAACTTGGAGATTTAAGCGAATGAGTTTTGGTATACGTGTTTTTGATGGCAATGGAGTGGAGACTTTGGGAATGGATGACTTCACTATCCAAAGACTTGCTATTTTAACAATTCCTGCTAGCAATACAAGTGGTGCTGGAATTCGTAGCGATTACATAACTTTGAGTGTTGATGGGTATGACCCTGCCACGTGTTTTGTTACTATAACTCCGAAAGTTTATTCTCCATATCCCCAAGGACAAGGACAAGTCTCTTGGGGGTGTGTTCCAACATATAGGGACTTGGGCGGATCTAATATAGCTATAATTACGTACTGTAACAAGTATACACCTGATTACAAAGGCGATTGGGTGTTCTCTTGGAACGCTAATGTTGTAGAAAGCGTTGTTGAAGTAGTGAGGGTTGTCTGATGGATTTTGGTCTCAAGGTAATAAATAATGGAGGCAGTGTCAACATAAGCAGCGACTATAAAATCTTAGTGTTTTCTGAAAGGGGGATTTTCCAGATAGTATCGCGCTACTCTGATGGTGAGGGATATGGACAAGTTACGTTTACCAGACCAGTGACCACTGTTGAGCCTCCGCAAGTTTTTGTCAGGACTATATCTGCTTCTCATGGCGCTCTTTCTTTCTACACCAGATTACTTGGATCGTCTGGTAATTGGACTGGGTTTAGTGTAACTAGTGCCGTCTTAGGCAGTCCTTTACAAAACTTTACATTGGAGTATGTAAACTGTAAATATTCAGATAAGAGAAGTACAGATAAGTATGGTCTTGAAGTGTACGATTATCTTGGAAATGTAATATATACATCAAGCGACAGAGCCGTAAGATACAGCAGATTCACAAAGTCTTGGAGTTATACAGGGCCTACTGTAGCCTATGGTGTTGTTGGTGTATTTAATAGCAATATGACAATTGCAGCAGATGACTTCATAAGTATAACAAGCATTGACAGAGGCGTGTCTTGGTTCAATAGTTATGTGGATTATGCAGGACTTCGTATCAGGGATGGCGGCGCCCCATCTCTGAAGATACTTATAAACTTATCAGCTACAGATATAGTTCTATTTCAAGGGGCCAACAGTAACTTCTCTATTCCAATCTGTAAATTTCCAATAGACAGGTATTATAACACATAAGGATAAATAGTGTATGACATGGTATAAAATAGGCACAGTTAATGTAACAAATAACAGTAATGCTGTAATTGGTACAGGTACAGCTTTCATTTCAAACTCCCGTATTGGTGATGCATTCAGGGGGCCAGACGGTAATTGGTACGAAGTTATTAATATTGCAAGCGACACAGCAATGTCAATCCTACCTGTGTATCAAGGTTCAAGCGACGGCTCTGGGTCTTATGCAATTGCCCCAATGCAAGGGTATGTGAAAGACAGTGCTGATGCTCTGAGAGCCGCCTCTTTAGTTATTGGTAATGCATCCACAGACTTGTCTATACAAGTAAATGAAGCCAAGGCTGCTGCTGTTAGTGCAACAACTAGCGCTAACTCTGCATCATCCTCAGAGGCAAACTCTCAGACTTACTCTAATCAGGCCAGAGATTACGCCTCATCAGCATCCACCAGTGCGGCCAGTGCTCTAGAATCAGCTCAAAGTGCCGAGGTTCATGATAATTCTGTAACAGCTAAAGTTGCAAGATTTTTACTTCCTTCTGCAACTCTTCCAACACAAAGAGACGACGGTAGCTCGTTACAATTTGGTGATAGAGTTATCCTAACCACAGACGGGTTTGAATACGTCTACAAGAACGGTAGTTGGATTGTAAATAACTTAGATGGCCAAGAATTAGCATCGTCTGCGGGTGCATCAAAAGTTGGTGCTCTTATTGACGGCGTTTTTGGTACGGTACAAAAGTCCATCGACGATTTTGTTGCATTCATGAAGGGCCTTACCAATACATCTGATCCCGCAAAGGGTGCTGCAAACATCGGCCGTGGTTTACAAGTTGTAGGGTCGGTTGCTGAGATTAGGACACTATCAAAATCTGTAGTATCCAAGTCTGCTTTTGCAACAGGATACTATGCAGCAGGGGATGGTGGCGGAGGGTCTTATACTCTGGATGGGTCTGATACGACAACTGCGGATGATGGCGGTTCCGTGCTGGTGGCTAGCGATGGTGGTCGCTGGAAACTACAGTTCACCCAAAGAACGCTTGACCTAAAGCAATTTGGTGCCAGATACGGCGAAGATGCAACTCCTAAAATTCAGGCTGCAATCATTGCAATGTGGAAGAAGTATGGTGGTGGTGTTGTTGGCTTCTCTGGTGCATTACAGAGTTATGGTCAGGTCTTGCTATATCCGAACGTTGTTCTGAAAGGCGCGGGACTTGATAATAGCACCATTGATACGTATGCACGAAATACCCCTGCATTCCTAACGTACCGTCCAGATGGATATATTCCGGGCAGTTGTATTGGTGCAGGTATTGAAGAATTCGGCATGGCAAACCGCGTACCTGACGGCGTAGGCATGGGGCTAGACCTTAACAACGCAAGAAACTGTACAGTTCATAAGGTGTCGTTTGCTTTATATTCCCAAGGCCTTACATTCAACCGTACCGTTTCGGCTGTTGGTACTATTAACTCTGTTGGTAAGGCCTATTTCAACAAGGTTTCTCAGTGTGACTTTATTAGTTGTGAAAGGGCTCGTGTTTACTACGGCGCCGCTAACAGAAACACCTTTGATACAAACACGATACGAAACTGCATTGGCGGTGAAGACTTTGCAAGCTTTTATAACACCGCTGAAACGAACACATTCATAAATGAGAATTGGGAAGGATGTCAATACCCGTTCCTACATAAAGAAAATGAAGGTTTTATTTACTCTCAGACATTTATTGGTTGCACAGTAGAGAATCCAACAGGGAATAGTTTCCGTTGCATCTTTGGTGATGTTGGACATCAGACATTCATAAATATGTCCGTAATTGGTGCTGTCGATGTAACTCATCCTTTCGTTGATAAAAAATCAAACTGGATCGGTAGAGGTACAGTCGATAGAACAGCAGCTGTAAACAACATCTTGTCTGAGCCGCTAGAATTAAGAGGTGGCATCGGCTTCTCTGGTAATAAGTTGAGGGCAGTAACTACACTAAACGCCAGCTTCACAAACACGACCACTCAGGTAGTTACTATACCAGTGACGGGTGCTGTGGCTGGAGACTTCGCTGTTATTTCTGTAGAAGGTGGTACTGGCGACAAGACTATGCTCTATTTTTCAACACCTATTGTTGAAAATGGACTGGTGAGAACTGTCGTTAGAAGCACAGGTACTACAACAATTAGTGGTGTTGATATTTCGGTTCAAGTTATAAAACACATACTGTAAAAAAGGAGTGACACTTTGTCCATAAAATTGACACAATCTATAAAGTCCAAAGTGTTCTCTGCTCTTATATGGGCTGGCGTTGCTGGCCCCTCGGCTTATGTTGCTGTTGAGCTTACAGCCCCTTCGGAGGGACTATACCTTACTCCATACAAAGACCCTGTAGGGTTGACAACAATCTGCCTTGGACACCTTGTCAAGAAGGGGGAGGTTGTTAAGAAAGAATACACAGTGGATGAATGCGCTATCATCTTTGCTAAGGACTTCAAAGAACATGAAGTGCTGCTAGATAAGATGGTGAAAGTGCCCTACCGCTCCCCTTGGATGAAAGCAGCTTTTACAGACTTCACATTCAATAAAGGAATTAGCAACGTCTCATCGAGTACGCTCTTAAGGAAGCTTAATTCCAAAGACTACGATGGTGCGTGTCAAGAGCTTACTAAGTGGACATACGGTCGAGTGAATGGGGTAATGAAAGTGTTACCGGGACTTGTAACTCGTGCAACAAAGCAATATCAATATTGTATGGGAAGCGAACCGGGAGATTATCAAATGAGAATGGAGCAATGGACTAAATGAATAAATGGCAACAAAAACTCTACTCTCACATGTGTGAACACTACTCTAAATACTCTCTAGCAGCTAATATGTTTCTAGCTTGCTCTATTGCTGGACTGGCGTTGCTTGGGGTATTAACCTCTGTTCTAACAGCTACAATGCTTATTGGGTGGGGTGTGGTGTTCTCTCTTCTATATGCAATTGGCAAGCTGCTAGATCAGGAAATTGATGATCTAGAAAAGAACAGGGAGCACCATTGTAATGACAGGTGTAATAAAGATGTTGAGCAGTAATATGATTGGTGTGTTTGTCGTCACTTTTGTTCTTCTGCTAGGTGCTCTCTACTGGCAAGATACAAAGCTTGAAGAAACCAGAAAGGAGTTAGAGGAAGCTGTAGCTGCTAACATTACTCTGTCTCTGGTTAACACTTCTCTAAACTTAGCAATCACATCCCTTAAAGAAGAGATTGAGAAAATGCCGAACAAGCACATTGAATTGGTGAAGGATATTGAGAAGGAGCTTTGCAAGGGTAAATCCTCGACAGAACAAGTGATGAGCCTTAAGACTGAGACATCAACAATAGTAACATTGACCCATCAGCAAGGAGGAAACAACAGTGAAAAGGCTTATGTTGACATTGATGGCAAGCTTCCTCCTGATTTGCTCAGGCTGCTCCAATAAAGAGGTAAAGCCCTCGGTTGTTATCGAGGTTCAGAAGGTGTTTATCCCAGCCTCCTTGCTAGAAATAGACTGTTTAATCAGAGAGGCAGGGGATACACCACGTTTACTTGCTGCGGCTTATTTGAGCGAGAAATCGTGTAGGAAAGCCTATCAAAAACTCACAGAGGGCATTAAACGCTCGTACACAAAAGAAGGATATTTAGCTGATGACAACCCCAGCCCCACCAAGTGAAGGAAAGTTACATGCATTGATAGAGAAGTGGGGAGGCTGGTGTGCTATGATGCTACTAGCTCTTATCATCTATCAATACCAAACAGACAAGGCTTATATGCAAGAAAGTATTGCAGCGGCTAATGCTCGTATTGGAAGCACAGAAAGGGCTATTGGAAGAGTGCAAGACTCTAAGGCTAACAGGGAGGAGGTGAAGGCTCTTCAGGAACAATGGTTGCGGGAAACTCAGGCACTGCGTCAGGATATTAAAGATGGTATGAGTGTATTGCGTAGTGATCTTGCAGCCAGATTGGATTTGTCTAGCAAGAGGGGGCAATAAAAATAAGAATAGCATAAAGCCCCACCTTAGAAATAA